CCCATACAGCATTCTAATCCAGCCCCAACGGCCTGTATCATCGAAACCAAATTCGGTTGCCCAAGACTTGATTGTTCCGGTGTCTGTATGAGGTAACGAGACAAACTTATAATTTTCATCACCCAATGCAGCGATCGCGGCGGTCCAATCCGGCACACCAGTTCCGCCAGTCAAAAAGTTATCAAACGTAAGTATTAGGCCTGTTGGTCTTTCATCGAATTCTATTGAACGATTTGACGTGTTTTCAAAAATTGAAATGTCATTGCCCGTTTGACCTTTCCATTTGGCAGCCAAGGTAACCGTTTCGGCCGATGCGGTTGCGGTCACAGGCAGCGAACCAATGCTGTTAATCTTGTCGGCAATATTTTGCGCAACTGTCGCGGATGCATCGTCCAGATTTACACCGATATTTACTTCCGGCGTCGGACTGTTTTTCTCGATAGCCAAAAACGAAAGTGTTGGATAATTTAATGTTTTGCCAAAAGAAATAAGGTCGGCATAATTACCACGCTTGGCAGACCAGATTTGACCGTAGAGCATTCTAATCCAGCCCCAACGGCCTGTATCGTCAAAACCGAATTCTGTAGCCCAAGACTTGATTGTTCCGGTGTCTGTGTGAGGTAGCGAAACAAACTTATAGTTTCCGTCACCTAACGCTGCAATAGCAGCGGTCCAATCCGGAACGCCAGTGCCACCAGACAAAAAGTTATCAAAAGTAAGCGTTAGGCCTGTTGGTCTTTCGTCGAATTCTGTCGAACGATTTGTCGTGTTTTCAAAAATGGAAATGTCATTGCCCGTTTGGCCTTTCCATTTAGCAGCCAAGGTGACTGCTCCATCTGATGCGGTTGCGGTCACAGGTAGCGAACCGATGCTGTTGATCTTGTCTGCTATATTTTGCGCAACTGTCGCGGCTGCATCGTCCAAATTTACACCAATATTTACTTCCTGCCCTGCAATTAGCAGGCTGTAAATGCCGGCATCTGTTGCGGTGCCAGACACATTTATCGATCCTTTTGCAACTGAACCTTCAGCCGGCTGTTGAATAGCCATGCAATAAACAATTTGACTTTTATTATTTGCATAAAAAGTCGAATAGGCTCGTTCCAACGGGCTGCCTAGACCAAAAAGAGATGCGGCTTGAGATGGAGAACCAACGGCGATTGGTTCATTAAATTTTGCTCCATCAAAAGCGTAATCGACGAGAAGCGCTGGTTTGTTTCCGGTTGCGGT